TGGTGGCGCTGGCCGGCGTCAGGCCGGTCGTGCCGAAGTTGAGCGAGCTGACACCGGATCCTGCGCCGGAGAACTGCGCCCAGGTGATCGCGGTCACGCCGATCGTGCCGCCGGCGTTGCTCGTGCAGACCCAGCCGGTATCGGCCAGGGTGGTCCCGGTCTGGATGAACACGTACGCCCCAGGCACCTCGGCCCAGGTGTCCATGTCCAGGGCACGGGCCCACGAGCCTGCGGCGACAAGGTAGATGCCGTTGTCCGCAGCGGTCGACTGGTTCTTGACCAAGCACCGATCGCCCGCTATCAGGGCGATGCCGTCAATGGTCTGCGGCGCGGACAACGTGATGTTGACCGTGGTTGCCGCAATGCAGGACGCCTTGGTGTCCAGGCCCTGGGCCACCGTGTCGACGTAGCTCTTGTTTGCGATGTCGGTGCTGCCCGACGGCGTGGTGCTCACCGTGCCGGTGGTCAACGCGACCGAGGTCAGGTCGGTGTTCGCGCCCTTAATCGCAAAGGCCGCACCGGCGCTGGTCGTGGCCCCGGTGCCGCCGTTGGCGATCGGGAGCGTGCCCGAGACGTCCGCCGTCAGGCTCACCGCCCCGAAGGTAGGCGCACCGGCGGCGTTGCCGTGTAGGACCGTGGTGGTGGTGCCCAGGCTCGCCAGCGGCGCGGGAGCAGCGCCAGCGCCGCCGCCCAGGACGATCGCGTTGGCCGTCAGCGCGCCAGACGACGCCCAGGTCGTGCCGCTGGAGAAGTACGGGACGCCGCCGGACGTGCCGGCGACCGTCAGGGCCAGGGTGCCCGCACTGGTGATCGGAGACCCCGCGACAGAGATCAGCCCGCCCGTGAACGACTGCGCGACTGATGTCACACCGGTGCCGGTAGTGACCGCGCCCCAGGCATTGTTCGCGTAGCCCTCGAAGGTGGCCGTGGTCGAGTTGTACCGGAAGTTCCCGTTGGTGGACGACCCGCGCTGCCCGGTAGTGCCCACCGGGACAACTAGGCCACCGTTGCCCGACAGCACCGGGTCCGCCGAGATCGCGATGACCGGCGAGTTGGCAAAATTGCCGTCGGTGACATCGATCTGGCTGGACGTGCCCAGGATCGTCCGGGTCGACACCGTCGTCGAGCTCGTCAGCGCCAGGGCGCCGGTGCCCGTTGCGCCGGCCACCGCCAGGGCAACCCCGGTCAGTGCGAACGTCGGGTTGCCCGCGACGCCGTCACCATCCGTGACCGACAGGCCGGTGGTGGTCGAGGACATCGTCCTGGCGGCCACCGCGTTGCTGGCGGTCTTGGCGATCATGCCGTTGGAGGCCGCCTCAAGGCTCCCGGAGGCCGCGTTCAGGGTGATGGTGAGGGTAGACTGCGCCCCCGCGTCCACAAGCCCGACACCGGTCCCGTTGGACAGCGCGCGGCTGTTGTTGAGCGTGGGCTCCTGGTTCTTGGTCAGGAAGGTCTGGGTCTGCACGGGCGACCCGGCCAGCGCCGCAGTTGTCGTCTGTACCGTCACCCCGTTTTGGACGATCGGGACCGATTCCGTCCCCGTGATCGCACCAGCGGCAGGTAGTTCGGTGATTGTTACGTTTGCCATTACTGCCCCGGGGAGGTGGTCAAGGTGTCGAGGTTCCCGTTGTTCGATGGGGTCTGCGTGTTCTGTTCTGGTGACAGGTCAAACTGGTTGTTGCCGGTGGTCTCGATCGCGTTCGGGTCCGTGGCGATGCTGACATCGGGCCTGGGAAACCTGATCGTGATCTTCTCCGTCGGACGCGGCGCCAGCCGGTACGGGTCCTTCTCGTCCGCGCATCCCTGGTCGCATACTAGCAAACCGGGAAAGTTTGGGTCTGACCGGGCCACCGAGTGCGCGCGCTTCATCTTGCACCGGTCGCAGATGAATATGGCGATGTCCGAACCGCCCCGGGTGTCGAGGAAGCGCGGCATGGCCTACCTTGAGTACACCGAGATGTTCGGCGCGAAGTAGATCGGCGACTTGTCGCGCTCTTCCTGCTCCGCCATGTTGAAGTACTTCTCGGCCTGGACCTCAAGGTACTGAATCCGCCCGACGTCAACGCCGGGGAGCTCCTGGGCCATCTGGTGCGCCAGCATGTTCTGGATCGCCATCAGCCACCGGTCGGGGATCGCAAGCTGCCCGCTCAGGGCGCCGACGTCCTCGATGTAGGCCGAGTACCAGACCGTCATCTGCACGAACGAGCTCGACGGTGTCGGCCAAACCGTGATGGTGGCCTGGGGGATCGTGCGGTTCAACCAGAACTGGAACGGCTGGTTGGCCGTGAAGTTCTTGTTGGGCAGGTTGGTGTAGTCGTCACGGTTGAGCCGCGACATGGTGATCTCGGTCGAGTTGTTCCCGAAGTACAGCTCACGCAGCGCCAGGGTGGTGCCGCCGGTGGCGCGCATCCGGTAGTACGACACGTTGGCGCCCGGGTCGATGTCCTGCCAGACCCACTGCCCGTCGGTCACCGCCTCGCTCGTGGCGGTGTACAGGGCCGTCCAGGTGGCATTGTCCGCGGACGCCTCGAGCCCGTAGCTCCAGGTCGCGCCGCCGCCACCAGAGACGTACGGCATGAACCCGATCGAGCCCAGGTACTGCGGGTTGCTGGTGCCGTAGTCGACCGCGATGTTGCCGTTGGCGGACGTCTGCGCGCAGAACGTCGAGGTGTCCTGGTCGTAGACGTTGGCGACCGTGCCGCCGGCAGAGCTGGTGTACCCACCAGAGGGCTGCGCCATGGTCCTGTACAGTGCGTTCAGGACGTCATTGCCACCAACCGCGAGCGAGTACTCGTACTGGTTGGCGATCAGGCCGATGACCTGCTTCTTGATGGCGAAGTACTGGATGCCCTGGTTGATCAGGTTGCTCAGGACGTAGAAGAGCGACTCCTTGGCGGCCTGGACCTGCTCGACCGTCAGTTCCTCGGCGAGCTTACCCGCACGACGAGCACCGTGGTCGATCAGTTTCTGGACGCTGATGGTCGTCTGTCCAACGGTGCCTGAGTACGCCATGTCAGTCCTTTACCAGCCGGGGCATTTCCAACGCTTCAGCGACGCCTTGGCGCGGGGTGCGTCACCCTTCGAGTGCTCCACCACGCCGGACATCCTGGCGCAGAACGAGTCCTTGCGGCCACCACCGCCGGGCTGCGGCGCCTTGAGGTGCGATCCGGTCTCCCGATTGTACTTCTCGCGGCCTTTCTGGGTGAGCCCAGCGCCGCGCTCAACGGGCAGCTTCTCCTTGCGGCCCACGGCGAGAGACACGCCACCGCCGGCGTACTTGCCCTTGTCGGCCTTGGCGAACTCCTTGCCGACCTTCTGCGGGACGCCACCGAACCCGCCCTTGGTGTGGGCGGCGGCCTCCATGAGGCGGTGTTGGGCAGGCGACCTGCTCGGCATCACGCCATCCCGCCAGACGCTTGGTTCAGCCACACGGTGACCGTTGCACTGGCGGTCACCGAGTTGATCAGCAGGAGCACACCCGTCGCGCTGACAGAAGAGTTGGCCGAAAGGGTGGTTGTCTTTGCCGCCAATGCCGAAATTGTCGTGGAAACGGAGTTGGCGTCGTGCGCATACACGTTCGCAAAGGTCTCGTACATTGTGTAGTTGATCGTACCGGTCACCGCCACCGTCATGCCCGCGGCAGCCACTGAGTTTGTCAGCGGGATCGTTGGCGTGATCGCGGTCACCGCAATGCCGATCGACAGCACCAGCGCGCCCATCGTCGCCGACGGCGTGATGGTTGTGATGGTCTTGAAGAACTTGGTGCCCGTGGTGGTCGACGCACTCGCCGGCCCAGTTATCGTGTCGCTGATGGTGTGGCCGTCGGCGTCCTTACCCGCAATGGTGAACGTGATGCCCGCCAGGGTTGCTTGGACCGGGGATGTCAACGTCACGTAATGCGCCAGCCCGTCGGTGGTCGATGTGGTGGTCGGCGCCGTGGCGGCGCCGGTGCTGTTGAATGTTTGGGCGTTGAACGCGGTCGTGGACGCCACGGCAGGCGTGTACGGACCCAGCTTGATCGGACGCATGTACTTCTCCTGGTATTGGGAAAATGGGGGCCGGAGCCCCCATTCTTACAGCATGCCCCGTAGGGCTGCGGAAGTATGTCGGTGTACCCGCTTGGCGGACCCGCCGCGCTTGTACCCCGACAGGCCACCCGTATCGGGGGCCCCAAGCACCTTCTGCATGGCCTGCTGCGCCTCCAGGGAAGGCTGATTCGCCATCGTGGGCATGCCCATGGGCGGCATCCCGGTGGGCATGCCCGCCGGTACACCAGCCCCCGGCATGCCTTGCGGCAAAGCGTCCGGGCCAACCATGCCGCCGTCAGCCTTGCACATCACGCCGCCCTTCTTGCGGGCCATCGGGGGGTTCACGAACCCCCGTCCAGCGCCGGCACCCGGGTCACGGGTCACGAACCGCTTGACCGCGTCGTAGGCTTTGCCTGGGGCGCTGCGGATCGAGCGGGCCATGTCCATGTCGCTCTCGTCAGGGCCGATGGCCTTGGCGTAAGCGCCGCGGCTACGGTCAACCATGGGGCCACCATCGGCCTTCATGGCGACCTTGCCGCCCTTCTTGAAGGTGCCTGACTGCGCCGTGTTGCTCACCGGCTTGGAAGCCGGCTTGCTGGCGTACGCCACGGGACGGCCAGTGTCAACACTGCCCCCCGTGGCGTAGGCTTTTTTTGCGGCACCACCCATCTTGTAGCCGCCTGCGTTGCCATTGCGCACACCAGCGGTGCTGGTGCCAGTTACGCCGGGCTTTGAGGTGTTGGCAGGGCGGTTGGCCCAGTCAACGGACCCGCCCATCTTGTAGCCGCCGGAGTTCGCCATCTTGACGCCACCAGTGCCCTTGGCCGAGTCGTAGTGATCGCCGTCGTGCATCTTGGTCTTCACGTACGGTGCGATCGAGCCGCCGTTCTTGTACCCGGCAGTGCCCGTACGGACGCCCCCAGTGCCCTTGGCGTGGTCAGTCTTGTCGCCGTCGTGCATCTTGGTGTTGGCGTAAGAGCTGGCGTTGCCGCCGTGCTTTAGCGCCAGCTTGGTGCCCTTGCCGCCCTTGTGCTCCTGGGCGTCGTGCTGGCGCATGGCCTTCTTGATCATGGCCTTGTCCTGCGCCATGTCGGTGCTGCCACCCTTCTTCATCTCGGCCATGTTCATCATGCCCCGGCCACCACGCATCGGTGGTCGGACCCGGGGAGTGGGAACAGTAGGCGCATCAGACAAGCCGACGGCCTTGCGCATCGCTGCGGTCTGCGCAGGACCCGCAGGCATATTGGCAAAGTTGTCGGTGGTGTCAGGCAAGCCAACCGCACTGCGCATCGCTGCGGTCTGCGCAGGACCCGCAGGCATATTGGCGAAGTTGTTCGGGTCGACCATGCCGCCGTCGGCCTTCTTCATGACCTTGCCGCCCTTCTTGGACATGAAGGGCGCTGCCATGGCCTTGCGACGCTCGGACATGGACGGCTTGCCGGGGCTCATGCCCCCAGCGTCACCACCGCGGGGCTTGCCCACGGCGATCGCGACCGTCAGGCCCTTGCGCATGGGCGAGTGACCGTCCTGCTCGCAAGCGTCGTCCTTCATGTTGACGTGGCCGCCCTTCTTGAGCTTGAGGATCACCGATGGCTCGGTGGTCATCATCTTGACCATTGGTTTGAATTGACCCATGTCGCTCTCCCTTTAGGCTTGCGTGACGCCGAACGCGCCGACGCGGGTGGCATTCGGACCAACAGCGATACCCGGCAACAGGATGCCCAGGACCAGCCGCTTGATGCCATCCGGCGCCGACGACGGGCTGTAGGTGCCTCGGACGTCGCCCGTGGCGGTAGTGGCCGCAGCAGTCGCCGCAACCGCAAGCGTGCCAGCGTTGCGGGCCAGGGTGTTGTCCCAGCCAGCGGTGCCGATGTACCCGGCATCGGTGACGCGAACCGGCAACCCGATCAACTGGGTGGTGCCGATCGTGATCGCGGTAACCGAACCGCCAGCGCCGGTAACCCCGGAGATCTGGTAGAAGGCTTTCTTGCCGTTGGTGGTCGCAGCAGCAACGCTGGTGATCACCTCGGACATCGCTTGCCCGTAGTAGTCAAACCCGGAGATGGTGTAGGCGCGGGCAGTGCCGCCCACCACCAAGGTTACCGACAACGCACGCGGGCAGTCCAACTGCAGGACGGTGGCGCCGTTTGAGCGGACAACCGACTTGACGGTGGTGCCAGCAGTCAGGGTGACGCTCGTACCGGTAGGCGTCTGCGAGGCAGCAATGTTCGCCGCGTTGAGGGTCTGCGGCACCACGTCAAAGACGTAGATCCGGCCCAGGGGGCCAACACCAAGCGACATCGGCGCGGGGTTACCCGCCAGGGCGTTGCCTGCACCAGTCACCGTGGCACTGGCTGCGGTCTGCGAGGTGTTCACCGTGTAGGTGCCCACGCCACCAGCGCCGGTGCCACCAAAGGCCGTGATGTACGTGCCCACAGAAATGTTGGCGCTGTCGACGTACATGCCCACGGTGATCGGGTCGCCCGAGAGCATCTCGGTGACCGTCAGAACGGTGGTGGCAATCGAGCCCGTGAAGGTTGATGCGTTGGCGTACGAACCGGTTCCCTGGTAGCCCTGTGCGGGACCCAGGAAGAGGTCATCTGAAAACTGGGGCATGGTCTGCTCCTTGAAAAGTTTGACCAAACACTGTTGAATTGGGTAGGGCGGGGATCAGATCCCCGCCCCTGGTGGCATCTTAGATGCCGGGCGTGCCGTAGGCGGCGCGCGGGTCGGTGAAGCCGACAGCGTACCGCTCGGTTGCCTTGTAGCGCATCGAGTCAGTCTCGAAGTCGCCTTCCATCGTCTTCTCCAGGCGACGGCGCATCAGGATCTTGAACCCTTCAGGCGCGTCGGTCTGCACCCACCAAGCGGTGGCACTGGTCAAGCGGCTGATAACGGCGGCGCCTTCGTCCAGCAGCCCGATCGACTTGACCGGGTTGATGTCGTTGTTGGCGTTGCCGGTACGCAGAACCGACTTGAGCAGAACCTCTGCCTGGAAGATGTTGCCCGGGGCAACGATGAGCTGGCGCGGGACCAGACGGATCTTCTTGCCGTTGTTGTCGACGGCAGAGCGGACCTGAATGAGCATCTGCTCAAGCGAGGTCTGCGACAGCACGGCGGCGGTGGCAAGCTGGTTGCTGAAGACACCATTGACGATCGGGTGCGAGGCGCTGATCAGGGAAACGCCGTCGCCGCCTGGGAACGAGCTGTTGAAAGCGTAGTTCAAGACGTTGGCGGACAGCAGCTCCTTGGTCTCCACAAGCGACTGTGCAAGGTGACGTGCGTACACCTGACCCAGACGGATGTGGTCACCATCCTCTACCAGGACCTTGGTCAGCGCGAACGCCAGACCGTAGACCTTGTACAGGTAGCGTTGCAGGAACAGCACGCCGCCCTGCTGGTAGGTCACCGGTGTGCCGTCAGGCAGTTGCGGTGCCGCTCCGAAACCGTACAGAACCGGCTCTTCGTGGTAGTTGCGGGGGATGCCGTCTTCCTCGCGGAACACTCGGCTCCACTCGTCGGCTCGTTGGTCATAGACCCCATCAAAGCATTCGTTGAGGATAGGCTCAACGATGCTCCGGAAGTCCGTACTGCGCATTGGTGCGGCCATGATTGGACTCCTTAGATGGCGACGATGTTAGCTGTGTACTGATGGCGGCTGATCTGCACGCGCACAATCACAAAAGGATCGCCCCACTCATTGTCGATGTAGGGTGCGATGTCGATGATGCGGAAGTCGCCTTGCGAGCTCGCTCCAACAAC